GGTCTCCTCGTCGGCGTAGTCTGTCACCACGCGCACGTAGCCTATGCCAGTCTCTACCTGGTGGTAGATCGCCGTGGAGTAGGCATCGACGGCTTTTGACTGATATTCGATGCGCCGAACGATGCCGGAGAACACCTGTGCGGCCTCGTAGCTCGCATGGCCACCGACCGGCGTCACCTTGATCTGCGCTTTATGCTGGCGTGCGTCGTTGACAATCTGCAGGATGTGTTGCCTGGTTTTGTTCATCGTCAGCATGGGGCGCGCGCCGCGCTTCTTCTGAACGTCGGTATCCCACTGCCATTTGTTGACCGAATCTCCGTTTGCGAACTTCGCATCGGCGAGTGCGTTTGCGCGTGCCGTAGACTCCCAAGCCACACACCTCTCGAATCTGGCTTTCGCCTCGCGGATGATCTCGGCATCTCCGGCTTGCGGGCGTCGGGCCATCAGGCAGCACTCAGACGGAAGACCATTTCCTGCATGTCGCAAGGCCCATCCGGCGCGATGGAAACACGCAGCCGCTGCCCTCTGTATATCTCCTCACAGGTCTCGGCCTTTGTGCGCCGTCCGCTGGCGTCCAGTCGGTCGCCATACCCCAGAGCCACAACAACAGGCTTTAAATACCGCGACGCAAAGTCATTCAACGGCAGTGCGAGGTCATCCATGCCGATCATCACCGCCGCCTCGGCATGCGCAATCGGCAACGCGTCCTCAAACGCGATCAGCAGCAACGTCTGTCGCGCAATCATGGTCGGCGTGAGGAACGTGTTGGTTCTCACGCGCCCATCCACGTTGCACTGCTGCGACCTTCGGTGAGGAACACCGGGCGGTGATATGTCGGCTCCAGCGGCTTGCGCTCGGTCTCCCGCAGCCCCATCGCCAGGCACCGCATCGCATCGGCAGCGTGGCTCGACCAGTCATGCACGGGATTGTCCTTGAACACGCCCATCTTGTCGTTGAAGTCGCGATGGTAGTGGACCAGGCACTCGCGCAGCCGTGCCGTGCGCTTGGCATCGAACCAGCAGCGCGGCAGCAGCATCTTCACTGCGTTTATCCCGTCGTCCACTTCCTGCCGCGGCAGCACGCGCACCTTGCGACCGTTGGCGCGCAACAGTTCCTCGCGCGTCTTGCCGGTGCCTAGCTCACGCGCGCCTGCGTCATGCGGCAGCAGGTCCATCGAATAGCGGTAAGGCTTGCTGTCGAGCCATTGGACGTAGTGTGTCAGTGGCTCGCCTGTGGCTTCGTAGTAGTCGATGATGTGGACTTCTTTGCCGACGAGTTGAGCGCAGACAACGCTTGTCGCGTCTCCAATTCCGAGGTCCCATGCTGAACACACCGGCACAGCAGGATCATACGGAACACTGCAAATACGTCCGTCTCCTTCAGCTTCGGCAAGCTCTGTTCGATAAATCGCTCCGCGAATTGCCGCGTCAAAGCTGCATTCGAGTTCTTGGTCATACTGATCCGCCGTCATCATGCCACGCATGTCGCGCAGCTCGTCGTCCGACAACAACCCGGACTGCGACGCCTTCAACACCAGCGAGAACCACGAGGGGTTTTCTTTTGCATCGGTGTAGATACGGTGAAAGTCGTTGCGCCCCTTCGGCGTGCCGATGAACACCGCCCAGCCTTCACGATCAGCGAGCGACGGGCGGATTACCTCTGGCCACGCGGCTGGATCGAAGTCGCCATATTCGTCGAGCACAACGCCATCGTTGTATGAACCACGCAGGCGATCGTAATTGTCGGCACCGTATAGACGAACGCGGCTACCGTTGTTCGGAAACCGCACCATCAGCTCGGACTCGCGTTGCTCGATGCCTGGGATCATGCCGGTAAAGCGTTTGAGGTACTGCCACGCATTGTCTTTCGACTGCGCGTATGTCGGAGAGATGTAGGAGAAACGTCCGTCCCGCTTATCGCAGCGCAGTGCGGCATCGATCAGGTCCATCACGCAGGCTACGGTCTTGCCTGCTCGGCGATGGACGACCATGCAGGCCCATCGTTGTTTACGCGCATGGAATGGCTCGAATTGCGCCCGAGCGTGGTAGCCTAGATCAATCTGGCGGCTGCTGGTCCGTTTCACGCCTTACACCAGTGATTAGCTGCACAGGGCCGCCGTCTGGGCCGGTATGAGACGTGACAGCCAGATCGGGGATCGTCTTGCGGAGCAGGCCCAGCGCGGCGCGGACCTGATCCCCGCTCATCACAATCGGTCGGCCGCTTTGTGGGTCTTTCTCGTGAAGCGCAAAACCGTTCAAACGTTTACAGAGCTGGGTGGTCTGGATCGCATCCCGCGCTCTCTGGTCGTTTTTTGGGTTCAGGCGGGCCGCCATTCACCGCACCTCCAGCCAATGCTGCGGAACGGTGATCTCCTGCATTGCGCCGAAGCACAGGACTGCGACGCGAACACCGCGGGCGAGGAGTTTGGTCACCACTGCGTCGTGTCCGTCGAATGCACCGGCAGCCAGCTTGCAAGGGGCGCCAGGCTGCCAGGCGGCACCGGGCTGTTGGATACTGCGGCGAGCATCCTCGCCGGCCTGTAGGGCTTCCACAATGGGCGTAGCGACGGTGGCTGGCCTGCCCTGGTCCATGAGGAGACGAGCGACGCCGCGTGTGTTCGTGACGGGCGTCCATGGATCGCGAGGACCGAGAGAGACAAAGATATATCCCTGGAACAATGGGACATCGACCTGGCGCGTGAGGGTGCGGAGGACGGGGTCACGGCGTCGGACACGGATGAGGGGGAGGTAATGGGTGTAACCCTGGCGTCGGAGGTTCTCTGCGGCCCAGTGCTCTGCCTGGGGGTGCGTCTGGCAGACGTGCCATGTGACGCTACCGCTGGGCTCGGGCGCCGATCGAGGCTGGCGCCACGTCCCTTGGTGTGTTGCTTCTAACCGGGTGTGCGGTTGGGTGTCAAGCATCATCCGACCCTGCCCGTGCCGGGGCTGTGGGCGTCGCTGGCGGCGTCGGCATGCCGGGGTAGGGGACGGATTAGCAGGCCGATCACTGTGCGTCTCCTGCGGCTTGTCCAGGCGACTTAACGCCAGCCTCTCGATACGCCCTGGCAAGTTGCTCCTGGGTAAGATAGCGAGGGGTTGGGGGGCTCCGGTCTTCGACCGGCTGGGCTACTGACCGCAGCGCAGCGATGGCCTGAGACGCAACCCAAGCTGCTTGGGCTTTCTCCTCCGGCGTGCGCTCTCGCGTCGCTTCACGCGGCTGGCGTTCGATGGCCGGCTGGGATGGTCTGTGCTGCCTCCACCACTGCCCGAGATACTCGGTGATCTCGCCGTAAGTCGGGAGGAATTTGCATTGGGACGCGACGTGTTCAAGCGACAGGAGCGTGAATGCTGCCGGTGGGAAATGGATCGCCAGCATTGGCTCGTTGGCTTCGACGTAGTCGGCCGCCTCGTCGGCTGAGATGCGCGTTGACGTGAGCTTTCCTAGCTGGATCAGCCACCGCCGGATGCTCAGGGGGAACTGGTCAGCCATTGACGATCCTCCTAGGCCAAGGGTCGAGAACTTCGACGTTCCCCTCGATTGTCAGCGGCTCAGGCAACGGATGGTCGAGGGCTGAAAAACCCCTCCGGGAAGATTTTCGATCGCGGCGCAGCTCCCCCCCGGTCACGGGGGGGCTCCGGGGGGGTATTTCTCTTTTCTTCTGTTCAGTTGCTATCTCGCAGCTATAGGCGTGGGCATTGCCTGTGCCATTACCCTTGGGAATGCCTGTGCCAGTGGCGTGGGCAGTAGCTGAACCATTAGCTGAGCCATTAGCTGGGCTATCCGTTGGTGGATGGCTGTCGCCCCACCTCTTGGATGCTCCAGCTATTCCCTTGCGCCTTGCGGCGGTGTGCTTGGCCCATGCCTCAAGCACCCCCTCGGCGACCACAGGATGGTGCAGCCTGCCGTCCGAACATTTAATCCAGCCGTGCAGGGCGCCGCGTTTTACCTTGGCCCAGGCGCGCGCCTCACGTCCCAGTTCTGCAAGGCGGCATAGCTCGATGTCATCGTCTGGCAGGGTGCCGGCAGGAACCTGGTCCCAGGACTTCAGCCAGAGCGTGACGCCGGCGCGCCATTCCGCATCGGTGGTCTTGGCGTGGAAGGATGAACCGAACAGCCTGGCGCGGAAGATCGGCGTATAGGGGAAGCCACGCAGGTCCACGTCTGACGGAACTATAGGATCGGCGCCGACTATACCGTTGCTCATGCCAACGTCTCCCGGATTTGCGCGGCAGTTTCTGCCAGCTTGTTGTCAATACGCATGAGCTGTTCAATGCGCTGGATGGCATTGGCGACCGTCTTGTGGTCTCGGCCGCCAAAGTGCCGGCCGATCCTGGCTAGGGTGTATGGCGTGCATTGCCGTGCCAGCCACATGACCAGCAGGCGGGGCCTGGCGTCGCCGCGCCCCCCTGTCTTGGTCTCGGCCAGATCGGTGGCGGACACGCCATAGCGCGCCGCTACGGCGGCTTGGATTGCTCGTATGGTGGGCATGAACACAGCTCCCCTATTGACGGCCGGGGGGCTTTTCTGCGAGAACCGGGATGCAAGCTCCGGTGTTCTCGCGGTCGTTCCCCGACCGA